CGGTTACTGCTGAAGTACTTGGGCAAGCAGAATCAAAGTTTGGAGCCATTAATGAAATTATGGATCCAACTACCAACGCATTAAATAAATTAGGGGTTGCGTTCGATGAACTTCTAAACAAAGCTAGACCCACCATTGCTTTCATAGCAGAATTTTTCTCAGAAGTATTAACAAAAAATATTGCAGCATCTACATCAGCAATGATGTTATTTCTTGGTGGTATAGCAGGATCGTTAATGCCCCAATTACCTACTTTTGATTCAGCAAAAGCAGGAGCACAAGCAGCTGGCGGTATTACAGAGATACTTGGTGACCCTAAAAATAAAGCACAAGCAGCTAGACTTGAAAGACTTTCAATGGGTGCATATACTAAAAAAGACTTAAAAACATTAAGAACAGCACTCACAGCACAAAGGTCAACACTTTTATCACATAATAAAATGGTTGAAGCTGATAGAATGTTCCATTTAAATCAATTAAAAATAATGGATCTACAATATGAAGTACAGCAAAAAGCAGGTGTTGCACGTATAGCTGCAAACTGGAAACTACAACTTGCTCTTATGACCCAAGAATATGGAAAATTCATGGGAGGTCTTGCTTTCTTAGGCAGAGGACTTGTTGGACTATCTAGAATTCTTGGTTGGATCGGTATTGCAGTTATTGCAATTCAGTCTTTAACAACAGTTTTTGATAGATACTTTGCAAAACATAGTCCAAATTTAGAAAAATTTAATCAAAGATTAGATGAATCTACTTCTAGTATAAATGGAGTAAACCAAGAACTAGAAAAAATGGCACAGGTTCAAGAGAGAGGTTTGCTCAAAACTTTAGACCAACAAATAATACAGTTAGGACAAGCATTTCAAAGTGCAGATTTAACTAATAAACTAATAGATTATAGAGTATTTACACAAGGAAAAGACTTAAATCCACAAAAATATAAAGAATTTACAGACAGATTAAAAGAGCAGTTATCAATAATGACTAGAATGGATCCTGTTTTACAACAATATGTGGATAAATTAGAAAAAGGCGAAGAATTAACAGTTAAAGATATACAAAATATAAATAAAATAGCTTCTGAACATCAATCAAATACACAAGCAGTAAAAGCTTATAATGAGGCACAGTCTGCTCTTGTAAAACTTAATAATAATATTATAAATCAACTACCTAAATTAAAATATTCAGAAAATGTAATAGAATTAGAAAAGCAAGTCACCGCAATGAAACAACTAGCAGATAAAGGTGATGAATATGTTGAAAAAATGCTTAGAGCACAATCTGCCCTTACTTATATACTTGCATTACAAGAAGAACAAATAAAAATTGACAAAGCAAGATTAGGAGTATCTTTAGAGGTAGCTGAAAATAGTTTTGGAACAAAAGCCCAAAGAGATGCAAAAAATTATCAAAAGATAATGACAACAGTTCTTAAATTAGCAGAAGCAAGAAATGAATTAGCGGATGCTGAAAATGTATTGGCAACTCAGACTCTAAATTCACAACAAAAAATTGCGGCTTATAACAGAATAGCATTAGCTAAAGGAAATATTGAAATTCTTAAACAACAAATTAGAGTAGCAAAAGCGCAAGCAAGTGAATTATTTTCTTGGTATACTGGTACTCTTGATTCAATTACTTCTAATTTAGGATCTTCTATAGGTGCAGCTTTACGAGGAGAAGAAAATGCTTTTCAAAATATTGGAGAAGAATTAACAAAAAGTGTAACTGATGGTATTGGAAAAGCTCTAAGTGAAAGAATGATGGAAGACTTATTAGGCGGTACAATGTTTGATCCTAATAAGATTACAAAAGACATATATGTAGACGAAGCTGGAGCACTCCAACAAGGAATGAATACTGCCGCTGATAAAATAGAACAAGCAATTAAAGATGGAGCGGACTACCACAATAGTAAAATAATTCTAGCATTTAAATTAAAAACTCAGGCAGATATCGAAGCAGAAAAAATAGCACAAAGTATTGCTCAAGGCAAAAGAGATAAAATTAGACAAGATGTTGAAACGTATGCACGATTAGAAAAAGAAAAACTTGGATCCGAAGCACATCTAAATGCTTTAATGGCTTCAGTAGGTAGATTTTCAGGAGAGGCAACTCTATATGATGTTCAAAGAACAAAACCAGGTTTTCGTGGTACAACCATAAGCTACACAGAGACTTTATCAAAAGCCGATTATGATGCTGAAGTCAAAAAACATCAAGATATAATAGCGCAAAATAAAGATGAAATGGCAGGTTTAACTGCTACTGTTGCAACCTCTGAGACAGATTTACAAGCATTAGATATGCAAATAAAAACGTCGACTGCTACTATAGCAAACTTAAATACAGTACTATCACAACTTCCAGGTATGCCTTCTACTGGTGGAACAGGAACAAGTGGCGGAACTACTACAACAACAGGAAATGGAATTAAAAAAATAGATCCTAACTCTGTTACTCTTGCAGGCACACAAACTACAGGAGAAAAATTCTCAGAAAGTGTTGATACTTTTACAGGAGTTTCTACTAAATTTTTAGGAGGAACTTCAATGTTACTTGGTGCTGCAGGCAAACAAGAAGAAGCAGCAAAACTTATGGAAATTGCCGCAAAAATTCAAATGGCAGCAATGATTTATCAAGGTGCAAATAATTTCTTTGGTGGTATGGCAGATGGTGGCGGTCTTATGGGTGGTCTAAAAGGACTATTTGGATTTGGAGGACCAGCACGACAAGGTGGACTAATGAGTGCACCTGGCTATAGATCATATAGTGATGGAGGAACAGCAACAGGACCAAGCTCTGGTTATCTTGCAGAATTACATGGTACCGAAGCTGTAGTTCCTCTACCAAATGGAAGAAGTATTCCAGTAGAAATGCAAGGAAAATCTGGTGGAACAAATAATATCTCTGTTAATGTAAATATGGCAAATGGAGAAACAACCATGACCTCAGATCGTGGAGGAGAGATGGGACTTATAATAGCAGCGGCTGTTAAAGAAGTAATAGCTGATGAACAACGCGCAGGTGGATTATTGAGTGGTAACTAATGGCAATAGGATTTGATGTAGGCGGAACACTCGGAGTAGTAGTTCCAGATAAAGGACAAAAAAGAAATAACAAACCAAGAGTATTTGTCGCTAACTTTGGCGATGGATACGAGCAAAGAATTGCAAACGGTATAAATAGTTTAGAACAAACTATAGATGTAGCTTTTACAACTCGACCAAAAGCAGATATAGATGATATCGTAGCTTTCTTTGAATCAAAAGGCGGAGTCACAAACTTTGAATTTACACTATCAGATTCAAATGCTGGTGGAAGTGAAGAAACAATAAAAGTGGTTTGTGATACTTGGGATCAAACATGGGTGTATGATGATTATTACACTCTTAATGCACAATTTAGAAGAGTTTACGAAGCATAATGACAGAGAAAATTTTAGTAAAAGATTTACAAAAGCAAGATCCAGGCTCAGCCGTTGTTGATCTTTATGAATTTGAGTATGCCAAAAATACTTGGGCATACTTTGCTGTAGGTCTTGAAGCTGATTTATCTACAATACAAATGAGAGATTATTCAAATAATTCTCAGATAAATACTTATGTTGCCGCACCTGTACAAGCAAAAGGTTTTGAGCATCAAGCATCAGGAACTTATCCAAACCCAAGTTTTACCATAGCAAATGCAACAAGTGTTTTTAGTGGAGCAGTAGGAACAACCGACTATGATTCTTTAGTTGGTAATCGAGTTATTCGTAGAACTACTTTAAAGAAATACTTATATGGAGAAGCTTCAGCAACAAATCCTCCAACTGAGTATCCACGACAAGTTTTTTATATTGACAGAATTAAAACAAGAACAAAAATATCTGTAGAATTTAGTTTACGAGTTCCTTTTGAACTAGAAGGAATTAAGATTCCATACAGACAAGTAGTAGTAAATAGATGTCCTTGGGAATATCAAGGTGCAAGTGATCACTTATCAGAGTATCAAAAAGCAAAAAGCGGATGTACTTGGAGAATCGACAGCACTTATGAAGCTAGACATTTATATACAGAAAATGGTACAACAACATATAAAGTATATGTAAATCAGGATGATGAATACATTGTACCTAGCAGTCTTACTTTTGGGGATTGGACGAGTGAAGCAGGAGCAAATACTCTAGCACTTGATACTTATTGGTATACACAAACAACTGCAAGTAGATCAGCAGCAAATGGAACAGTAAGTAGTGAAACAGTAAATAATTATTGGCAAGTAGCAACACAAGGTACAAAGACTGCACTTGGAACTCCAACAGATACAAACGAGAATTTTAAAAGAGTAAGAACTTATGCAACTTATAGTCATGGAACAGAGTATTTTATTTACTCAGACGATAAAAAGAATGACTATGTAACTTTTACAGATAATGTAGCAAGTTCTGCAACTTATAACAAAACACTTATGTGGAAAGCAAAGAAAGCAAGTATTAATGTTGCACCTACTTACAGTACTTACTGGGAAAGAGGTGATATTTGTGGTAAATCTCTCACTTCTTGTGGGATGAGATTTGGATTTACCCCACTTAGCTCAGGTAATACATCTACTACAGGTAAAACTGAATTTAGTACTAATGTAGTAATTCCCTTCGGTGGTTTTCCCGCCGCTAAAGATTTTGGATAATATCTTCTTAGCAGCAGAGAAAGCGGCACCTTATGAAATGTGTGGACTTCTTTTACGGAATGGCGATTTCATTGAATGTGAAAATTTAGCAGACGATAAAAAGAATAGCTTTAAAATCGACTCAAAGATTGTAGTTAAATATCAACTAAATTCTTTGATAAAATACATAGTCCATAGTCACTACATGAGCGATTGTAAACCAAGTCAACATGATATTGATTGTTGTAACGCACAAAGGATACCATATATGATTGTATCGTATCCACAAAAAGAGGTATTTATTTTAGAACCAGCATGACAAATATTTATTTAACAGGAGATCTTGGCGAGAAATTTGGATCTCATTGGAAACTTGAAGCACGAAATATCGTAGAAGCTATACGAGGAATTTCTGTGCAACGTGAAGGTTTTTTAAATTATATTACTGAACAAGCAGGTAAAGGTATACATTACACAATTCAAAAAGGCGAAGAATTAATTAATGGAGATACCGATGCATTGCTTAGTCTTGGAGGACAAGATTTAGTTATTTCTCCAGCAGTAGAAGGCTCAAATGCAAAGCAAACAATCGGTTATATTTTAATGATTGCATCTTTCTTTATAGACCCTACTGGAACTACAGCAAAAGCAATAGCAGCAGGAATGTTTGCACTTGGTAGTATGTTAGTTATGGAAGGCACACTTGATAAACTAATGAAAGACTCTCCTGCAGATACAAATGAAGCATACTTATTTAATGGACCAGTTAATAATGTAAAGCAAGGTATTCCAGTTCCTCTCTGTTATGGAAAACTAGAAATAGGAGGAGCACCAATAAACTTTGGCTTTACAAACACAAGAGTAACACAATCCGCAGGATTTACTTTTAAAGGATCTACGAATACAAACTCTGATGAAGATTGGATTGGTGGAGAAGACTTCTGGGTAGATGGTTCTAGTGGAGGATACTCTAGTGACGGCATGGGTACTGGTGGTGGAATATACACAGCTGGAACTTCAAATATAGATTGGAATTTATTAGCAGATCAGTATAATGACATTACTGAAGAAATTATTGAAGAACTGGAGCAAATAGGAGTATAAATGGCACTAAATAATCCAACTGCAAATGGTGGCATAGGTTCATCAGCACCAGGTAGTTTATCAACAAATGTAACATCACTAAAGCATCAAACAGCTGTAGTGTATGACTTAGTCTCAGAAGGACCAATTGAAGGTCTAATTGATGGTGCCGCTAGTGT